GCGGCATTTGACCCGGCGTCGAGTTGCACCTGAAGCGACCGGCTGAGGTCGGTATAACTGCGGATGGCCGCCACCATCTTCTGCCCGGCTTCATCCGCCTCCTTCCCGGTTTTCTTGAACGCATCGCGCAGATCGCCCTGGCCTTTGGCCACGGCCGCCGCCATCGCGAGGAGATCGACGAATTGGTTGGTCATCTCCTGGATTTCCTTGCTTCCGCCGGCGATGGAATGCGTTAATCTGTTCATTCTATCTTTGAGGGCATCCATCTGGGCATTGTTCTTATATGTGGCCGCAACCGTCAGATTGATTGCCTCACCAAGCCAGAACATCCCCGCGGCGGCATCACGCGTGGCCTGAACGAGGTTCTTCCCCAGTCCCTGCTGGAGTTTGATTTCGCTCAGGATAATGAGTTGACTGAACGCCGGGACAACCTTCTGCCCGACAGATAGTGCTAAGCCCTCCATCTCGGCTTTCAGACTGGCCATTTCGATCTTGAATTGCCGGGCCTTGCGGGAACTTTCTTCGTCGAAGTATTGGCCGAGTTTCTTGGCGCGCTCGATCAGCGGGTCGTAGCCGTTCATGCCCAGGTCCTGCAGCACGGAACGCACCGACATGTAGCCGCGCCCGGCCTCGGCCTGGAGGATAATGTTTTGCTGGCTGACGCTACCCAGGGCGAAGATCCGCTTATTGACATCGGCCAGGCGCTGATCAAGCGGCATCAGGCCGAGCTTCTGGAGTTCGTCAGTGCTCTTATAGAGTTGTCCGAGGGTTTTGCCCGCCTCGCTCGAGGGATTGCGCAACCCCGCCTCGATGTTCCTGCCCATCCGCGCCATGGTGATAGTGAGGGTCCCGAAATCCTCACCCAGCAGTTTCGCGCTGGTCCGCAGCCCGGAGAGATTCGCAGCGGACATCCCGGTCTTTTCCGAGGCCTCAAAGATTTCCGTGCCCGCCGTGGCCCAGCGGTCGGCCAGCACCAAGGCGCCCGCCGCCAGCGCTCCGGCCCCCGCCGTCAAGTATGCCAGGTCCTTCACGGCGGCTTGCGCGGCCACGCCCGTGCGCAGCAAACTGCCCGAGGCCAGTCCCCAGCGCTTTTCGATATCCTGGGCAATCAGGCCCACCGAGCCGCGCGCCATGCCTAAAGATTTTTCAATGGAATTTTGGAAATCAGAAACCGCCCGAATGGCCTTCGAGGGGTCCGCGGCAATCTCGAAATAAAGGCCCAGAGTTTCGCCGATCGCCATCAAGACCTCATGTAGGGGGACGGCTTGCCGTCCCCTCGGCCAAGGCTAGGGGAAGCCTCGCCGCTACCAGTAAACATCTTTGCCCGTAGCCGCTTCACCGTCCTGTCCCTGCTCGGCGATCCGCTTCTCGAACTCCCAAAGGCTCACGGCGGCGGCCAAATCGACCTGCCAGTCAGTCGTTCTTCCGCGCAGCAACGCGCTCGGGCGGCACCCGAACTTTTCCGCCACTTGCGCCACCAGCAGCAGGTCCCGGTTCTCCGCGAAACCCCGCGAGGTCGGAGCCATCGCTCGCAGCCTCGCCCCTTATCCACGCCAGAATGAATTCCTGATCCGGCAGCGGCAGCAACCGCGGATCGAGTTCGTCTTCCTGCGGCTCCAGCGCAAACTTCGGCTCGAGGATGGCCGCGCAAAGAATCTCCGACTGGCTCAGCAGTAGGGCCAGCTGGTCTTCTTTGCTCAAATCGATATTCTCGATTCCACCCGCGGCCGCGACTTTCAGGGCAATCGATTGCGGCAGGGGATGTTTGGCCAAGACATAGGCCAGGGGGCGCGGCCGCCGCATCTTGAGGACGTGCCCGGAAACGGGCAAGGTCACGAGTTCCGGCGGCTCCCAGGCCTCGGCCTCCGCCCGCCGCCGAATCTCCTCCGCCGTCGCAATACCGCTTCGTTTGGTTTTCATACCGGACCCTCGCTTAGAATGCCCCGCCGTGAGGCGCTAGGGGGCCGCCCTGGCGTTTGCCGGGCCGTGGTGAAGCCATTTGGGTGATCGGGCGATTGGTGGATCGGGTGATTGGCAATCACCCAATCACCCGATCACCAATCACTCAATTCCCCTACGTCTGCCGGTAAAGCTTTCCCACCTGGTCTCCCTCCGCCCGCGTCGAGATCGCCAGGCCGGTAAACTTCACCTTGTAGGTGGTTTCCTTGGTCCGGGTGAACCCCAGGGAAACAGCCTCCGCCTGATAGGCCGAGTAGAGTTGGCTGACCACATACTTGCCCGCCGCATCCCGCCGGGGCGAGATCACCGCCACGGAAGTCTTGGGCACGGCAAGAATCCCGCCGAACTTTATTTCTTCATAGTTCTGCGCCCCCGCCGGCAAACCGGCATCCACGCCCGAGGCATAAGTGCCGTGGATGAGGAAGTAACGCAGCAAGGCAAGATCACTCTGCTTCATCGTCACTTCAATCGATTCCGCCTCGCCCGACATCACCACATCGATGGGGGCGGATACCTGGTCCGCCTCGATGGGATCGAGTTTCGGCGCGAAGGCCAGCGTGACCGCCCCTTCCGTGGCCCCCACATATATCGGCGCCCCCGCCGTGGGCACGCCATCGGTGTCGATAATCAGCCGGTTGCCGGTGGTCGGCACCGTGCAGTTCAGGTAGAGTTTGCCCGGTCCTTGATGAATTTTCGTTGCATCCAGTCCCATAGTATTTCTCCCTTCAATCGCTCAATCTCTCAATCACTCAATCGCTCAATCGCTACGCGGCGCTGATCGCCCGATCCGGCAAAATCACCACGCTGAATTCGTCGCCGTTGTTCCCGCCGCTGATCGAGACCTTCGCCGTGCAATCCGTAAACCGCTTGTCGGTATCGGCCCCGGCCGTCAGATATTTGTCGGTCTGCGTGGTCACGGTAAAGGCCACGCTGGTGGCCACCCCCGCTTTCGTGCAAGTGAGGGTCAAGACCGTCGAGGTCAAACCCTCGCCCTTGGTGTTCAGGATGGCCAGCTTGCCGGGCGCGTAGAGCGTGGTATCAAGCGCGGCCACATGCGCGAAGGTCGCGGCATCGGCCCCGGTCACCACCAGCGTGGCCAGGGTAAACGGCGTGGCCACAAAGACATTGGCGGGGGAAAGCCGCCCGAAGTATTTCTCGAAGAGGAAATGGGCGCGCAGGGTGGGCGTCGAGGCGTTCAACACGCGCAGCATGGCATCGAGGCCGCCGCGATCGGTGGCCAGCAGCGCGTTGTTCAGCCGGCCGTAATGGTCCAGGCCGTCCACCACCTTCGTCCAGTAATCACGGACCAGCGCCGGATTTTGGGCCACCAATTCGTCGACCTCATCCGCAATCAACCCGCTCAGGTCCGCATCGGCGATGGTGGTATCCACCAGGGTATTGAGGGCGGCGAGCACGTCGGCGTTGCCCACAATCAGGCCGGCATTCGGCGTGGTGACCGTATAGACTGCTCCGGTGGCTACGGCGCTGGCCAGGACGTCGCCATTGGCCTCCGCCACATGCCGGGCGATCTTGTCGAGCAAAGTCTGCAAATTAGCCGTCGAAATTTGTGCCATCAGATTCTCCTTTTGCCGGGCAATCTCTCAATCACCCGATCACTCAATCACTCAATTTCACGTCTCTTCCAACTCCACCGTCAGATCCATCGGCCCCGCCATCACGAAGCCGTCACGCAGGCCGCGGATCTCCGAATAATCGTGCGAATTCACGAACAATTTCTTGACCTTCCCTGCCGGCACGCCCGCCGTCGTCATGGCCCCACCCGTGAATTTGCGATGGGTCAGGGTCAAAGCCGCCGGCCAGTCCGCCGGGCCGATGGCCTCAAACAGCAGGTAAACCGCCAACATATAATCTTCGAGGAGTTCCGCCAGGACCTCCGGGTCTTGATGCTGCACGGCCACGACGCAGGCGATCTTTATAAATTGATGAACAGTCCCATCCTCATCTTCATCGAAGGCGGTCCCCAGCGGCGTGAGCAGCACGCCGGGAAATTGTTTAATTTCCACGCGCGCGAAAGCGTAGTTGACAATGTCCGGCAGATACCCCGCCGCCGGCTTTATGATTCCACCGGCGACATCGAGTGCGGCGCGTTGGTCGCGCTGGATCAGCGCCATCAATTGCCGCACCACCGGCTTAACGAGTTTCGCGCTGCTCTTCGCCGCCCAGGTCATGGTCTTAATCCCATGGCGATGTAGCCAATCCGCCTTGCCTCGCCCGGTCCGAGTCCCTTGCGTTCCGAAGGCGACACTACGCGAAAACCTATCTGCCGACCCACCTGGGCGATGCGTCCGGTCATCGAGCGCCGCATTCTTGTTCGGATATCCTCGGTCAATTCGATAATCCGTCGCATAGCCATGCCGCGTCCGGTGTCGGGGCCCACGGGCACGCGCCCCCGCTGGTAACCCTTCCCCGTGCCCGTCTGGTGGAACATGGCGTAAGGCACGTCGGAGCCCCAGCGCAACTTCTGCGGGCCGATCTCCTCGACATGCTTCGCGCCGCCTTTGCGGAAAGACTTCGAAAGCGCCCCCGTCACATACAGCAGCGTCGTATCCTTCCGATGCTCCCGCGTTGACGGTGCCAGGTCCTGCCAGGAAAGAAGGCCGCTTACTTTGCCTTCCTTCTCGAACTTTTCTTCGACCAGCGGTTCGAGGATGTCTTCGGCAATCGCGGCAAACGCCCGAGTCCAATCCATCATCCCCTGGCGCAGATTGCCGAACGCCTGGCGGAACAGGATTTCCGAGCCGCGCCGCGGCCCCAGCCCCGCCGCCGCGCGTTCCTTGCCCGTGTATTCCCAGTTAAGCCGAAAGTCGAGTCCCAGTCCCATCACGACTCCATTGAGCGATTGAGTGATTGAGTGATTGCAATCACCCAATCTCCCGATCGCCCAATCACCCAATGACCAATTCTCAAAACACATCCCCTTTCGAGAAGCTGCGATTCTCCTCGAGATCTTCCGCCGTCTCCCCCGGAGTGGTTTCCGCCCCGCCGATCCCGCCGAAACTCGTGCCCGCCGGGGTGACGCCGAAGAGCGCATCATGGATCCCCTCGCGGATCTCCTTGAGTACCCGTTCCGCCGAACGGCGCCGCGCCGCTGGCAGCGAATATTCGCCCGGCTGGAGGCTGATGACGCCCTGTAAGGCCGCGCCCAACTCCGCCGCCGCCCCGTCAATCGAGAGGGCCTGGAGAAAACTCGTCTGGATGGCGGTGAAGGTAAGTGAACTTAGATTAATGCCGCGGGTGAGGAACGCCGAATAGATGCGCGCCGTCCAGTCCTCAATCCAGATCAGGATCTGCGCGTCCGAGACCGAGCCCGCCGCCGCCGGCGCGAATTGCGGGAAGGCCGCGCACACATCATTGACCGAGCAGTAGGCCAGGTTAGGCATCGTCCTCTATTGGGTGATTGAGTGATTGAGTGATCGGGTGATTGAACAATCGCTCAATCGCCAATCACTCAATCACTCAATTCTTCATCACTGCGTCAGCACCCGCGCGCTGGTGGTGGCCGCATCGGTGGTCAGGCAGATGGCCGAGCCGGCCGCTACCAGAGCATTGACTGGGTAGTAGCCGACCGGCAGCGGTGAGGTGGCTGTGGCGATCCCGAGGACCACCTTCGTGGCTGTGCCGGTGCCGCAGTTAGTGCCCGTGCCCGTACTGACCGTGACGATCCCGGCGGCATTGGTGGCCGTTTCGATAAACACGCCCAGGAGCACGCGCGCGCCCGCATTGACCGCCACCACTTGCGCCATGGTAGCGCTGGCTACCGCCGCCGAGAGCGTGCCCAGGGTAGCGGTTTGCAGTACGCCCGCGCCCAGCGCGCCCACACCATCCAGCATATGCTTTTCAGCGTTGGTGCCATTGCCAGGGATGACATGTTTACCGCGCGCTTGCGCATCACCAGCCGGGGTTTTATTGGTCCCATCGGTCCCCTGCGTATACCACGGCAACGTCCCCGGCGTGGCCGCACCGGCCCCCTGGGTCACGGCGCTAAGGGTAGCGTTCAGATTCCAACCCGAGCCGTTGGTGAGTGTGACCGAAATAGCTACCGTTCCACCGGCGGCCGCCCAAGAACTCACCGTCATCTGGAAATACTGATCCAAGTTGATGATGATCTTGTTGACCGAGGCCGTATGGCAGTCGATGGCCGCGTTGGCATCGTTGATGGCGGCGGTGGCGGTGGCGGCTGTCTGGCCCGTATAGGTCGTCAACGTACAGCCGGTCACCGTCCCTGTCTTACGAATACTCACGAGCGCCGCCCCGTAATTCATGGCGGGCTGTGCCGTGGTCCACAGATTGCCATCGGCCGACACGGTCACCGCGGCCAGGGGGTATTTCGTCACAACGATCGGCGTCCGGGTCTGACTAAAAGCGGGCCAAGCCAGCAGCAGCGCCAGCAACCCCGCCACAAGACAGAACAATCCTCGATTTTTCATTTCCTTCTCCTTTGGCCCCGGCCTAGCGGGGCAGAAATTCAGCGTGCGATTCACAAGCTCACTTCACCCGGCACGCATCAGATGGCGCCGGTAATCAACGCTCCGGCATCCGCGGTGGTGATCTTCACGTCGGAGTGCCAGAAATGGACATCGGCGGCGCGGCCCTTGCGCCCCGGCGGATACAGATCGTAGGTTTCCACCCCGATCCCGCCCACCGTGTCCGGCGCCCCGGACCACAGAAACGTCTTGGCAAAACTAACGTCCTGCATCGAGGGGCTGGGCGCGGTGTACCCGATCCAGATAGTGCCCGCCGTCCAGGCGAAGCTTTTGACCCCCGCCGCCTTCTTGCGCGCCGAACTCAGCGAGCAGGCGATCTCAAACACCTGGGCGATTTGCTGCAAAGTGATGGCCCCGCCCACGGTATTCACGAAGCGCTTCTTGATATCTTCGTGGACCTTGAGCGCCTGGAGCACGTCCCAGCCGAAGACAATCCGGTTGGGAGTGAACCCGCAACCCAGCGCCACGGCTTTCGCCAGGCTGAGGACATCGCCGATGGGATCGGAGTTGAGGGGGTCCGACCACTTCTCGCCGCCCGTGAGCGCCAGCTTGTTGCCAGCGCCGTAGGCCCCGGCCGCCGTGACCGTGGCGATCAGGGCGAGTTCGCGCTTCAGCCGGATCACGCGCTCCAAGGCCTGCTGGGTCGCGCGCTGTTCGGGTGAGTAGATGCCCTGGGCCGCCCGTTCCTCTTCGCGGGCGTAGGGAAAGGTAGCCGCATGATCTTCGCACTGGTAACTATCGCGCGAGAGAGTGGCGGATAGTTCCTTCGGCGCGGCCAGAGGCCCGCGGACGATATCTCCCGGGTCCTCGAGGGCTTCCTCACCGAAGATGACGTATTTGCCGCCCTGGTCTGGGACGGAAGCGAGTGGGGCAATCGCGTCAGCCACGAAGGCTGAGGGCGTATTGACCTGTTCGATGGCAAAGTTCGTCAGATCGAGATCGACATGCGCCGCAAAAGGATTGGTAATCAGACTTGGTGCCATGGTTCCTCCATTTTCCGATTTGGTGATTGTGTGATGGGGTGACTGGTCCGTCCCCTGACGGAGGCCATCACCCGATCATTCAATCACTCAATTTCCTGCGCGCCTGGTCCCTCCCGTGACGGACCTTACGCGCCTTGCATCGTGCTCGGGGCAATCTCCGCCTCGAACAGATCGTCTTCGAGCGTAGCGGAAGTCAGCGCCATGCCCGCGCACAAAGCGTTGACGCCGGAGGCGGGCGCCGCCGGCTTCCACTTGCCATCCGTGCCGTTCACTTCGATTAGATCGCCCGGCGCGATGGCCGACTTGGCCACACAGGTCGCCTGGCCCGCCGTGACGATGGTGAGCGGCCGCCCGGCGGCGTCCGCCTTGATCAGGGTCACGCCCAGCGAGCGCACGCCCGCGCCCGTCGGCAGTTTGGCTTGCTTGTCAACATCCGTCCCCGGCATCACGGCCAGGCCCGCGCCGATCGCGCCGCCTTCCGCGATCCGGGTAATCGTACTTCGTGGTTCAGCCATATTCTTTCCTCCTCACAATAATTTGCCGTACAGGCCCCGACAGCTCGGGGCAAGATGCTGAGTTAAAGCTCAGCGCTATTGCGCCTGGCCGTCGCCGTCGATGCCCGCCGCCGCCTCTTCAGAGAGCACGATGGCGCGCGCCTCCAGGTAGCCGAGTTTCTTGCCCGCCTTCGCCGATTCGTCCTGGAGGGTATGAATGCGGGCCACGCGGTCCGCGTTCACCACTTCCTTTCCGGCGGAGAGGTTTTCCGGCCGCTCGGCGCTGGACGGTTCGCGCCCGCCGCCCGGCAGGCCGCGCGTCTTGAGGTCGATGACTGCCGGAGCCTCGGCCAGCCAGGCCGTAAACTTGGGGTTGTCCGCGCAGATCTCGAAGAAGAGCGCGCGGTCCTTGGGCAGGACCTTCCCGGCCTTGCAGGCCGCCTCGAGTTGGGTGTCGATCTCCTGCGCCGCCACATAATCTTCGAGGGTGAGGCGGCTGGCGCGCGCCAGTTCCTTGACCTTCTCGGTCAGGAGAACGCCGCTGGTTTTATCGACCGCCTCCGCCATAAGGGCGGTGCGGCTGGCGGTGCGCGCCTCGACGGCCAGGGCCGCCGTGCCCGCCTCGCACAAGCTTTTGATTTCGTCTTCGGTTTTGCCCTTGGCGCCGATCTTCTCCGCAAAGAATGCGGTGATTTCCTCGGGCTTCGGGGGAGTGGGAAGATCCACGCGGCCAAGCGATTCAGCTCCGCGGAAAATCTCCAGCTTCCCGTCCTCGGTTTTCTTGCCGGTAATCGGGTCCATTGTTCCTCCTTCACTGATTTCGGTTTTCAGATTTCGAGTTTCGCCGGTTATCTCGGATAAGCGGATGGGCGGCAGTTCCTCGAGGAACGGCCGGTTGGTGAGCGCCAGCGAAGTCAGCGTGGCGCCTTGATCCTCGCCAGTTTGTTTGTCGGGAACGTTCCAGGCAATGGCCGGCGAGACGAAACGATATTCCCGGTTCTTGACCAATTCGAGCGCGCGCGCGGTGAATTCAATCCCGGCGTAAAGTGCCCCATTGGAACGCATCTTCAGGATCCGCCCGGCACTCGGCACCGGCCCGCCGCGCGCCACGTCCGGCATCTCGCTGGCGTGGTCGTAATCCACATTCACTTCCCCGTTCTTGCGCCGCCTGAAGTTCTTCACCATCGCCGCCAGGTCATTCCCGGTAATCTCGAATTCACTCGCACCGCGCCGCCACTTGCCCGTCACTACAATCGGAATCTCGACCAGGCCGGAACCATCCACCGCCGGCATCACGTCGAGCAGAACGTCCGGGGTCTTTTCGCTCGCCCGCACTTCGGGCCAGGGCATGTTTTCTTCCTCGTAGAGTTTCTTCAACTTGGCGATAGCCGCTTCGCGGTCCGGACCCTCATAGCGGTTGCCGCGAAAGCCCGCGGGTGACACGAGGGCCGCATGGGCTCCGCCCATCAGTCCATGATCGAGCGGGCCGTCGGGAGAGTTACGCACCTTCAGGTGTCTCGTGCCGTCCGCGTCGATCACCAGAAATTCCTTTTCGCTGTCCGCCATCTTCAGTCTCCCAATGATTCAATGACCCGATGACTCAATCCCCTGTCACCGTTCCCTCATCCGCCCAGACGGCTACCAATTGCCCGCGGCAGAGATCGCCCCCCAGGCAGTCGTCACCCGGCTGCCAGTCCACTTCGTCGAGCGAACCCCATTCCGTGCCGTCCGCGGCATCGCAAATCTCGCAGGTGTTCTGATCGTCCGCCTCGCTGCGCACGTACCGGGCAATCTCACCCTCGAAGTCCGCCATGGTGGCCCAACGCCCGCCGGCCAGCGCGCCCCGTCCGGCTTCCATCCCGAGCTTGTCCAGGCCCGCATCCGCCATCCCGCCCAGATCGTTCTCGATGGCGGCTTCGAGTTCCACTCCGGCCAGGCCGCGTTTACGCTGATCGATGGCCGTGGCAATGGCGCGCGGCGCCACCCAGTTGTTAAACTTGCTGATGGTCGCCTCCGCCACCAGGCGCGGCGCGTTCTTCGCCGCCGCCAGCCGGTCGGCCATTAGGTAGGGGAGGCCTCTGGCCTCCCGCGGGAGCGCAGAGCGCTCCCCTACCACCAGCGCCAAAACCTTCTGTTGCGGTCCGCGTCCTGTGGCCGTTTTCCGTTCCATCCGCACGGACGTTCGCCCATAGGCAAACGCCGGGGTCACCGCCTGCTCGATTTGGGCCAGCAACTCGTAGTCGGTGGGCAATACCAGCGTCTGCATCTGCAGCGTGGCCGTCTGCGCGGCGCGGCGCGCGGCTTCCTTGATGGCGGCAGGCTTGGCCGCGCGGAGGATCCTCGCCACTTTCTTCGCCGTGGTGTCCTGCCGCCGGCGCAAGGCCGCATAGTCAACCTTCTGCTCCCAGGCCTTCAACTCGCGCCGGGAGGCTCGGCTACCGCCGGCATCGGAATTCGGAATTCTGAATTCTGAATTCTGAATTGGGCCTTCCCGAACTCCCTCTTCATCTTTCGTTGTTTGGTCCTGATCCTTTATTTCCCGCTGGACTAGGCCAAGATCAAGTATCGGGGTCTGCGGATCATATTGAACGATGGGTATCGACATCAGAAGACCCCTTTCTGTTTGAGATGGACAAAAGTCGTTGGTTTGTTTTCGAGTCCTGGCCGTTGTTCTACCTTTGTGATTCTAAATCGGCCCATCGTAATGACCTCTTTTTCGTCCGCGTGGTAATTCTTGCCACCAGCGAGCACCTT